ATTACCTCCAGAAGCGCTATAACAGCCGGTATCAGGGCTTCGCCCAGTTGCCGTCTGATCTCCATAAATCGATTCCCCAAGACCGTCAGGCGAGCTCCTGTGGTCTTGTAGCGCTTTTCGGCCAGCTTCTGCAAGGCGGTCTCATCGTCCCAGGCATCGCTTGAGCGGCTGAGAGTCTTGGTGAGCTGGTCGCCAGCCCCGGCCAGCGTTAACAGCATTCGCCTGGTCCGGTCAGCGCTGAATCCCAGCATATCTACAGCTTTAAAGGCTTCTTCCTTTTCGAGCTTACCCAGCCCTTTAATCAGGGTATTTACCGCGCCAGCCGCGTCTTTCTCGAACTTCTGCCGGAACTTGTCAGCGCTCATCCCTGCAATAGCTGCCATCGTGTTCAGCTTTTTGCCGCCTTCGCCAGCGGCCTGGGCGATACCTATCAGCACCTTGCTCATCGCCGTACCGCCCATCTCGGCAGCAATGCCTACCGACGTCATCGCGGCTGACAGGCCCAGAATATCAGCCTCAGACATTCCTATCAGCTTACCTGTAGCTGCCAGCCGCAGGCCCATCTCCATGATCTCGCTCTCGGTAGTAGCGAACTCTGAGCCCAGGATGGTGAGACTGGTCGCCAGCCGGTTGATCTCTGCCTGGGGTAGCCTGGTGATCGCCGCAAATCTGGCAAGCGCCGTCGCCGCCTCTTCAGCCACCATCGTGCTGGTTTCAGCAAGATTTACGATGGTCTCGGTAAACGTCAGGATATTACGGCCTGAGATGCCCAGGCGTCCGGCCTCCTCGGCAATACTGGCAAGCCCACCAGCCGCTACCGGCAGGCGCAGGCTCATATCTCTCAAGCCCTTGGCGAGCTCGGCCAGCTCAACGTCGGTCCCCTTGACGGTCTTCTGGACCTTGGCAAAACTGGTCTCCCAGTCTATAGCCGTCTTGGTCGCCAGCAGCCCTACACCGATGAGCGGAGCGCTGATCGCGGCTGTCAGGTCACGCCCAGCCATCTTGAGCTGTCCGCTCAGGCGTCCGAAACGCCTGCGAACGCCCTTCATAGACTTCTCGAACTTCGAGAGGTCCAGGCCCAAGGTAATATTCATAGAGCCAAGATTAACGGCCATTTAGCTCTCTCTCTTTGATGCGTTCGCTTGATTCACGCATGATCTGCCTGATTTTTTCGCTGCCGGTAACAGAAGCCTGGCGGCGTCCCTTACGCCCGGAGAGCTCATCGAATAGCTTTGCCGGATTAGGCCGCTTTTTGAACTGGCCCAGCGCGGTGATGAGTGTAGCCAGCGACCAGGCTCGGGCGTCGTGTGCTGCTTTTTCGTTCTCATTAAACGCCTCACTCATTAGCTGGAAGTTTCTCGGCGTCATCGCCCAGAATTCAGACGGCTTCAGGCCCATCCTGAATGCCATCAATAGAAGGTCATCCCAGCCCTGTACTAGCTGGCCTTCTTGGCCTTGTCCTTTTTTTTTGCCACCATGTTGTGAGCCTCCATAGCCACCAGCACCCGCTCCATAACGTATTGAGCTTTGGCGGCCAGGGTGCCATCTTCGGCGGCGTCCTCTGGTACGCTGTCAATAAGGTTGCCAGCCTCCTCCGGGCTCAGGCTTTCCTGCTCCCAGAGGAGTCCGGCCCATAGCAAACTTCTAATAGTATCGAACCGTAGATTGTTCCCATCGCCTAGCGCGTCCATGATGCTCTTGTCCATTCGTTCCTCGAACGAGCAGAAAGCATTCCAGCCGAAATATAGCCGCCGTTTTCGGTCAAGCTGGATCTCTACGCCGCTGGGCATGGGATTACTCATATTACGCCCTGGTCAGCGTCAGTGCGCCGCGCCCGGTGAAGCTCAGAGAGTAGGAAACAAGGTCAGCTTCAGGCGCGTCCAGCTCGATGCTGTCAACCGTAGTCCAGCCGATGTAAGTGTCACCGGCCTGGTCTACCATCTTGAGCTGTACCCTGTTATCCGTCGCGGAGGCGTGAAGCTGGTTAGTGTCGATGATGTAATTCAGCCCTGCATCGTTATCCTCATATGCACCATCTACAGAAGCGCTCCAGCCTCTTCGGGTGCTTACGCTGGTTTCCCAGCCTGATTCGTCCTTGTTGGTCGCGTCGACGTCTGACTTCGAGAAGTTGAGGTTGCCGCCGCGCTGCTGTGGAAGCTTGGCCCAGCTTGGTGAGCCCTCGCTAGCCGCCGTATCTACATAAAATAGCCAGGAAAGACCTGTCTGAACTGCCATGATTAAATCTCCTTATTCGTCATCGCTGAGTATCCAGCGAAACCTTAAAACTCCATGTCTGATGAGCTTTCCATCAGCATGGTACTCTTTAAATATTTCTGCGAGCTCAAGACGCCCTAGCGCCTGGCTGAAGTCTTCATCCAGCGTCAGCGCGGAGCTGGTCAGGCTCTCGATAGCCATCTCCAGCATGTCATTGCATTGTTTATTGCCAGCGGTATCGCTGAAGGCGTGTAGCGTCGTCGTGCATTCGCTGACGGTCTCCAGGTCAAGCGCTACGCTGCAGGAACCGATCTCAGCGTAGGGCGTCGCGGTGTTCTCCGGTACCTCATCGTAGACGTCAAACGTGAAGCTTCCATCGGTCAGGCGGCTGTAGATGCCTTTTTGCAGGCTGTTGAGTGGTAATCGTTCGCCCATTATGCCGCCCCCCTCGCGACGCTTTTAACGCCTCGGTTCCAGATGGCGCGACGGAGCGCCCTGGTGAAGCTTGCCCGCTCGCCCTCATACGCCGGGAAAAGAAACGGACGGCTCTGAACGCCTCCGCGCTCTCCGATTGCCCTGGCCACCGGGAAGGCTGGCAGGTTGTGACGGTCGGCCCATTCTGCGAGCATTCTGGTGGACGATGGACGATACGGCCCAGCGCTACCGCCGCGAGATACGCCTGGCGGCGTCCGGTAGAATCCACCGCTGCCGAATTCGACAAGATGCGCGTACCCGGTGCCGCTCTTCCCGCCTGCTCTTGAGGTCTTGGTGTATACAACGCCCGTGAGTCCGTCGTTAAATTTCTTACGCGCTATTGAACGCGCCAGCGCCCCGGTATCCCTGGGCGCTCGGCTCTTAGCTGTTGCCTGGATCGCCTTCGAGCTCTTATCGACCTCTTGCTCTACGTTCTCCCGGATCTTCAGCGACATCAATGCCAGCCGCTTAAACAAGACGCCCTTGCTGTTATTGTCCAGCTTGAGATCAAATTTCACGTCTTGATCTCCTTCGCGGTGATGACAAGCTGCCGGTCGCTCTCGTTCGGGTTGATGATGCCGGTGATCTGGTAGAACTTCCCTGAGAACTTGATGCGGTCAGTTTCAGCAAGATCAGTCCGGTATCTGATCGTAAATTGATGGGTGCCTGTGTGGTTGAGCTGCTCATTATAAAAGCGCTCCTCAGCTCTCAGCGGCTTCATGCTGGCGAATGCGAAAGCCCGGCTGGACCATGAGCGCGTAGAGCCTCCCTGGCCATCAGCCGCCAGGCTCTCTTGCTGAAATTCGATCCGGTGACGCAATCGGCCCGCAAGCATTAGACCTCCGCCATCTTGTAAGGCCACAGCAGGCGCTCAAGACCGTACTGGAGAGAGCGCGAGAGATGCCCTAGCGTCACCGCTTCCCGGTGTTCGTACAAATGCCCTACCAACAGCTTAATCGCCGCCTTGACGGTTTCAGGCACCGCTGAGGCCGCGCCATAGCCTGCGACAAATCGAACCGTTACAGCGTTGGTAACCGCTCGCCGGTCATCCGGCCAGCTCTTATCATACGCCAGCCTGATCCGCCCTGGTGCCTGGTCTGTATCGACATCGTAAATACTCGATGAAACCGTCTGCTCTGCGCCATCGGTGTCGATGTACTTGATACTAGTGACGCTCACCAGGTCAGGCTTAGGCACCAGGAGCTCACCGAATTTATCAATTCTCCAATCATAGGTCGCGCTGACGAATTGCCTGTTACAGAACCCCTCACACCAGGCGCGAGCTGCCGCGCCGATGGCGCTGATGTAGGTATCATCATCCGACGTATCAACGCGCAGATGCGTCTTCAGCTCTGCCAGCGTGATCGGCTCTTCACTGGGTGGCGTGACAACGGATAAGCCCATTGTTTACCTCTTCTCTGGACCTGGCTGGCTGGCGTTCTCTGTGTCCGGATCTACGGCAGCGGCTTCTTTTACGCTGCCAGTAGATTTCACGCCCTGGCCGATGGAGATGAGATGGTCTCCAACCTCCTTTGAAACTTCGATAACGTCCCCGACATAATGAGAGCAGGTCTCTCGATGCCAGTTCAC